GGTCTACGCATTTTCGAAGCCTTCCGTGGCGAAATCGAAACTCTTGTAGACATTGAATCCGGCAACGAATCCATCCGCGCTCAACTAGCAGAAGCTAAGGCCCAGCTAGCAGCTAAGGACTCTCTACTTGTCGAATCCGCTGTAACCCTAGCTAAGACCGAGCGCGCACTAATCCTAAAGGATGTGCTAGCCCCTCTACATGGTCGTCCACGTGAAATCATGGAAACCATTCTATTGAACGTAGAGACTTCAAAGCTAGAAGAAGCGTATGCAACTTTCATCCCTCGCGTTCTTAGCGAAGGTGTAACACAGAATTCGGAGAAGGAAGGTTCTACTACAGCCGTAGGTAGTTCCAAGGTACTAGCCGAAGGTAAAGATAGCGATGGCAAGAAGTCGCTAGAAGAAGGCGTAACCGTTACTGGTGACGATGAAGAGCGTAAGCAGCTTCTAAAGGAAGCAGCCGAAGCAGAAGAAGCTGAAAAGCAGACTCTAACTGAATCACAAGTAGCAAGTCTACGTAAGCTAGCTGGCATTGACTTCTAAGTCAAGCAATTTTTAACGGCTAATAACAAGTTTCAACTTTGACATTTAATCATATTAGGAGATAATACATGTCACCAGAACTACTAAACGAAGGCTGGGGCCAAACCAGCAACACTCTACTAGAAGGTCTAACCCCGAACCAGCGTAACGTTGTAGCTCCGCTACTAGAAACCGCTCGTAAGCACCTACTAGAAACTGCCGGTAATGGCCAGATTGCCACTGCCGACATTGCAAACTTCCGTAAGACCCTACTACCGATGATCCGCCGTATTATTCCGGGCACCATCGCAACCGAACTAGTTGGCGTACAGCCAATGTCAGGTCCGGTATCACAGGTCTTCACCCTACGTTACCAATACGAAGAAGACGTAACCATTAACCCGGCTCGTTCACTATTCGGTGGTTTCGATATTGATGCCGGTGACGAAGCTTTCGGTAACCAGAAGGCTCTACGTCAGTTCTACTCTTCAACCATTGGCGCTGGCGTTCCTGCTGGTTCGTCTTCTGCACAGCCGGGCTCACCGGGTGACATTCCTGCTGCTACTGCACAGGGTTATGGTTGGGGTTCTGATCCGTCACAGAACGTAACTTCATACAGCACTGGTAACATGGACTTCGGTTACAATGTTCCAGTCGGTGGTACGCTACTAGGTGGTGGTGGTTCGCACCTTGAAGCTGTCGCTGGTCGTAAGATGGGCCTAAAGATCATTTCACAGGCTGTCGAAGCAACCACTCGTAAGCTACAGGCTTCATGGACCATCGAAGCTGCTCAGGACGCTAACAGCCAGCACGGCCTAGACATTGAGTCAGAAATGACCAAGGCTATGTCAGCAGAAATCGTACAGGAAATCGACGCCGAAATCCTAAACGACCTATACGCTCTAGCTGGTACTGTTAAGGACTTCGACTTCAACCTATCATCAGGCCCAGCATATGCTCCGGCTTGGGTTGGTGACCGTTACTCACACATCGATGTATACATCAACTACATCGCAAACGAAATTGCACGTAAGACTCGTCGTGGTGCTGCGAACTTCATCGTAGTTTCACCGGCTATGGTTTCAATCCTACAGTCTGCTGCTAAGGCCGTTTTCGCTCCTGCTGTTGAAGGTTCCTTCAAGGGTCCGAACAACACCATGCTAGTTGGTACTCTAGGTGGAACCATCAAGGTATACAGCTACCTATGGAATCAGGAAGGCGTTGGTGGTTCAGGTAACATCAACCGCATCCTAATCGGTTATAAGGGTGGCAACGGTGAAACTGACGCAGGTTACTTCTACTGCCCATACATTCCGCTAATGTCAAGCGGCACCGTGATGGACCCGGTAACGATGACTCCAAACATCAGTTTGATGACTCGTTACGCCAAGGTTGCATTCACCGACCCAACCACATCGCTAGGTAACTCACGCGATTACTACGGTCGTCTAAACATCAGCAACCTATCTCAGGTCTAATACTGAGAAGTTGTTGAAGCAACACTCAGAAAGGGGAGCCGAAAGGTTCCCCTTTCTTTATTGAAGGAGATATAATTCATGCTTGATATTAGAGAACATTTGTTTAGCTTTGTCAACCCCGACACCTACATTCCAACGGAAATGGAAGTAGCAACTCCTACCTATCTTCTAACAAAGGAAATGTTGAAGAAGTTCGCTCCACGTCTGGCCGACTCGGTAGCCCAACAAATTGTTGACGCAATCGCAGTAAGTGCTATCCTAAAGACCAAGCTAGAGATTGCACACTTCCTAGCTCAGGCTGCACATGAATCTAACGAGTTCACCATTACCTTAGAGAATATGAACTATTCTGAGAAGGGACTGCTAGCAACGTTCGGCAAGTATTTCAATGCCACTACAGCCAAGCAATATGCACGTCAACCTGCTAAGATAGGTAACAGGGTATATGCAAATCGTATGGGTAATGGACCTGAGAGTTCAGGTGACGGTTATCGTCTACGTGGACGTGGATATTTCCAGCTAACAGGAAAGGACAACTATACAGCCTACTCCAAGGCAATGTATAATAACACCGATCTGTTAAATACTCCTGAGAAGGTAGAACAACCATACGATGCTATTCGTTCATCGATTTGGTTCTGGTCTGTCAACGGGTTGAATAAATATGCAGATAAAGATGACGTTCTAAGTGTATCCCGACTTGTCAATGTCGGAAGTGCTACTAAGAATGTAACCCCTAGAGGGTTCGAAGACAGAAAGCTAAAGCTTGCTGCTATTAAGAAAATTCTAGGAATATAAAAAGAATGCCCATAGAGATATGGGCATTTTTTGATTGACTAGATACTGTAACAACTTTTAACTGACGATGACAAAACTTTCATTCAAAGAATATCTAGAAACTAAAGAGCAATTACGTCAGGCCAGTGAGCAGAACGTAAGGGCGGTCGTTGACTATTCAGTGACCAAATATTGTAAAGTTCCTATCGTGGGAGAAGGAACACTTTCAAAAGAATATCTCCCATTTAAACCCAAGGATAAAATCCGTATCCTATGGGAGTATGACGCGGAGAATCCCGTTCTTCGTAAGTTCACAATCATACGTGAAGATGAAACTGTAGATCATATCCCCTTCTGGTCTTCCACTAAACTATTTGAGTGGACAAACGCCAATTGTAAGAAAGATATGTAATAAAATTCAGGTTCCAGAGGCCACCTAAAAATAAATAATTAGGTATAATTTAGGATAACTCTGGTGTTTACTATTGCCTCTCTAACGCAAATGACTGCGTTCTTTAAACTCGCAACAGAAGTCGGCGTACTAAAGACAATTCTATTAGGCATAGTACTTTTAAGTATCTGGTTTGGGTTTAGGTTCATCGCCCAATACAAATTCAATAAGTCCGCCGAAAAGACTGGAATCAAGATATCTGACGAATCTGATTTGAGAAACAACACGCTTTTCACAAAGGGTAGTTACTTTCTAAACTACGAAGTCCCCAACATTGTTGTATTCACTGACAAGCCTGTTCGCCGCGAGCTTGTCATCGATCTTCTATTGGCTCACTTCTCAGCAATCCTTGACGGTTGTAAGGATATTGCCGAAGCTGATATGACGGGTTGGACTTCTGATAAATGGACAAGAGAAATGACAAGCCGCTTTGACGGTATGTTGTTCTCTGCCAACAACAAGCTACGCAACGTGGGTATGCCCGAGGTTGCTATCCAGCGTTTCTCCCGTTGGGCCGCTCCATCGATTGAACTGGTTTATACTTTCATAGGTACTATAGGTGCCTCGAACGCGTATGCCTCAAATGTCGTAAAGACAAACACCTTGTTCTTAATCATCAACGTCCTATTCAATACTATGATAGGTGACGCTGAAAGATCAATTCATAGTTTAAATGGGGACATTACTGGAACCGTTTACAAGGGTAGAATCGTTGAAGAAGTGGAACACTGATCTATGAAATAAATACATCGATATACATTAGAGGAAAGTATGGCTTTTACACGTTACGCTGACGGCCCCGGTCAAATTAAACTGGAAGGTCAGCAGATCACAATCAAATTCATTAGAACGTCAGATACGACAGGTAAGATTACTTGGAATATTCCAATGCCTGCGGCTGGATGTGATTCAGATTCCCAAGCCTATGACGGTATTGT